ACTGTTGAATTGATCTTCTAATTTTTTAAAAAGTTCAGCTAACGACATATTTATAAAGAGCTTTACTTCTATTTAAAAGTATTGTTTTATTCAGGAGCGTCCCAACGTTGTTGATACTCGTTCCATGTGTAAAGATTATCTAAATCATGATCTGCTGGTGGACTGATTGGTGGATTCCAAAGCAATGTTGATTCATTTAATACCCATGAAGGATATGGTTGTGGTGGAATAAATGCGTCTCTGTTTGAATCATAAGTCCAACCTCTTCCTGGAAAATGAACTCTAAAATTTCTGTTATAAGAACATTGTACCCATTTAGAACCGCCTAATAAATCTCTACAAAATGCAGCTCCATATAATTCGTTTTCATTCCCGTCTGGATCTAAGTTATTATTATTATCTATTACGATTACTCTCATTACTTTATCTGATGCGTCTAATTCTGCGAAATGTGCCATTATTGGAATTTATACCTCACTATTACTACTCCGGAACCGCCATTACCTCCTTGTGAACTAAAGTAAGGACTACTGGTGTTCATACCGGCTCCACCTCCTCCTCCGCCAAGGTTTGTTGTTCCGCTGATTCCCGGATTAGTTCCTCCAGCTGCTCCAGCTCCACCGCCTCCTGTTCCTCCTACTCCGGCAACAACTGATGTTCTTGCTCCAGCTCCTCCTCCTCCAGCATAATCTGTTGCTGAACCTGTAATTGAATTTGATAAACCATTTCCTCCATTTCCCGCAGGACCACTTGATGCAGCGTTACCTCCTACTGCACCGGCTCCACCTCCGCCGCCTCCAGGATATTGAGGACTACCTGCAGCTTGACCTCCGTCATTACCTTGACCTACTGTTCCAGTACCAGGAGTACCTGCTCCACTAGCTTCTCCAGCTCCACCGCCAGAACCTCCGTTTCCACCATCTCTATAAGGTGAACCTGCAACATTTGCTGCATTTCTATTCTGTCCTGCTCTACCTCCACCTACTGCTGAAGTTTGACCAGTAAAATCAGTATCATTACCATTAGTTGGTAAAGGTGTACCTGTATTTATATCTCCTGGACCTCCTCCTGTTCCACCAGCTCCAATAGTTACTGTGTATGCTTGTGCCACTGCAGAAACTCCTGTTTGATAATTAAGACCTCCAGCTCCTCCACCTGCTGAGTTAATACTTCCACCACCGCCTCCTCCGGCTACGATTAAAACATCAAATGTGTTAGAACCAGAAGCATCTCCTGCATCTGTAATTGTAAAAGTACCTGATGAATTAAATGTGTGAACTTTATAATCTCCGTCTGTTGTTATTGTTCCTCCAGTTGCTGCTACAAAAGCAGCTCCATTTATAGCTTCTTCTTTAGCGTATGAAAATACTTGCCAACCTTGTGTTGCATCACTATATACTAAACTTATTCCTGCTCTGTCTAAATTAACGGTATAATCAACAGAAGATCCTCTAATGTTTTCTGAAGCAGATGTTATTGTTAAATTGTTAGTATTAAAATCTCCGCTGTAATCAACTACTTTAACTTCATCTCCTGCACTTGGTGAAGCTGGTAAAGTCATGGTTATTGCTCCTCCGTTAGTGTTTACAAAGTATCCTTCTCCAGCTACTGCTGTAAAGTCTGCTGTCTTCGCAGTGGTTTGCCAAGATGTTCCACCACCTCCTCCACCGGAGGTGTCAGTCCAAGAACTTCCATTATAAAATTTTAATTTATTTGAATCACCTGAATCTATTGCTAATGTTCCTGTTGAAGGTGTTGATGGAAGTGTTTGTGGTTTAAGTGTGAATGTATCATTTGCACCATCAAATTTAACTAAATCAGTTACGTTATCAGTACTAAATGAAATATCAATATCATATCCTACTGGATTAAAATTAATAGCTCCTTTGGTTACTGTATCACCACTTGCTGAAGTAGTTGAGAACTCAAATGCTTTTTTATCAAATGTGTTTGTATTTTGTCCTAACCAAAACTCTGTAGAATTTAATAATCCACCATGTGAAAATCTTAGTGCTCCAGTAACATCTACACTTGAATTACCATCTTGATTGTTAAATAATTTAAATGTGGATCCAACTGTTGTTAAATTTAATTCTGAATCTCCTAAGGCATCTGTTGAGTTAACTGTGATTCCTCCAACTCCTGTTGTAGTATTTGTTAAAGTAATATCTCCAGTTCTAGTAATATCACCTGTGCCTAAAATATCTCCAGTAACTGTTGCATTTCCTGTAACTCCTAATGCAGCACTAAGAGTAGTTATCCCAGTTACTCCAAGAGTAGAACTTAATGTTGTTGCTCCAGTAACTCCTAAAGTAGAACTTAAAGTAGTAGCACCAGTTACACCAAGAGTACCACCGACTGTAGCATTAGATCCAATACCTAAAGTAGTTCCGATAGTGAAATCTCTTACTATATTTCCGCTGTAAGCATCAATATATAGATGCCCGTCGTATCTTGGGAAGTTTGCCATTATTGTATTTGTTCATATATTACAGTTAATCCGAATTGTGTTGTTGCTGTATTTGTGAATGTTAAATCTAATGTTTGACCTGGTAACACCATAACTTCGCCATCTGGTACCCAACTTACATTAGTGATACCTAATGTTCCAGGGTCTACTGAAAATACTGTTGTATTATAGAATGGTTGAGCTAAATCTACTATTGTTACATCAAAGTCATTTGCTGTTGGTACTGCCTGGAATTTAAGATATACTGCGATTACTTTGAATAAAACTCCTGGTGCAATACTTACTGAGATATTACCTGTACCTTGTGTTTGACTGTTTGAAATATTAGCTTGTCTTGTAATTGTTGTATTTGTATTTACTGTGTTAATTACATTTACGTCTAAACCAGTGTCTGCTGATATTGTTGTTTTAGTAACTGTTGCTAAAGCATCAGTATTAGTTTCGATATCAGTTGCTTTTGTTAATATTGAATTTAATGTTGATTCTGTTGCCGCACCTGTAGGTAAGCTGATTGTTCCTGAGATGTCATTTATATTCCAAGTACCTGATTGAGTTGCTGCGACTGTACCATCTACTGTTAAGCTTCCTCCTCCGTCATCAACAGTTAATACTCCAGTTGAATCGTTAGCAAGAGTTACTCTTAAAGCAGTAGCTTCCGTTCCTCCACCAACAACTGTTAATGAATCTGTATTAGTTTCTATGTCTGTAAGCTTAGCATTTGTTGTTGTTAATTTAGTATCAATAGATGCTGTAGATGTGTCGATAGCAGCTGTATCTGCAAGAATTGATGTAGCTGTAGTATCTAAATTTGATAAGGTAGATTCTGTTGCTAGTCCAGCAGCATCTGCCACTATATCTACTTGTAAATTACCTGATGAATCTGTTTTAATCTTTTGATTACTGGTTCCATCAAATCCGTAAACAAGAACACTATCATCTGCCGCATCAAGATCTACTTCAACATTAATACCACCGATTACGTTTACATCTAAACCGGTATCAGCTCCAACAGTAGTATTAGTTATGGTTGCTAGTGAATCTGTATTTGTTTCGATGTCAGTTACCTTTGTAGCTATTGTAGTAGTATCTGTGTCAATTGAACTTAGTGTTGATTCAGTAGCGGCACCAGTTGGTAAACTAACTGTACCAGATATATTATTTATATTCCAAGTTCCACTTTGAGTAGCAGCTACAGTACCATCAACCGTAAGTGATCCACCATTATCATCTACTGATAATACTCCGGTAGAATCATTTGCTAATGTTACTCTCAGTGCTGTTGCTTCTACTCCTCCACCTGTTACTGCTAAGCTATCGGTGTTAGTCTCGATGTCTGTTAATTTAGAATTAGTTGTTGTAAGTTTTGTATCTATGCTTGAAGTTGAAGTATCAATTGCTGCTGTGTCTGCTAATATAGATGTAGCAGTTGTGTCTAAGTTTGATAATGTAGATTCTGTAGCAAGACCTGCTGCGTCAGCAACAATGTCTACTTGAACATTACCTGAAGCATCAGTCTTAATTTTTTGATTAGAAGTTCCATCGAAACCATATACTAATACTGAATCATCTGCTGCGTCCAAGTCAACTTCTACATTTATACCTTCAATTATGTTTACATCTAATCCTGTTTTTGCTCCAACAGTTGTATTGGTTACACTTGCTAAACTGTCTGTGTTAGTTTCAATATCTGTAAGTTTTGAGTTTGTAGTAGTTAATTTAGTATCGATACTTGCTGTGGAAGTATCTATTGCTGCGGTATCAGCTAAGATTGCAGTTGCTGTTGTATCTACACTTGCTAATGTTGATTGAGTTGCTAAACCTACTGCATCTGCTGCTACGTTAATATCTAATTGTGATGAAGCATTTATTGCAGCTGCTAATTCTGTTAATCCTGCGTTATCAACAGTTAATGAACCACCTGCATCGCTAACTGGTACTGGGTTTGAATTAGATACATCTGTATCTGCTACTTGTAGATTTACATTAGCATTAAAATCATCATGAGTATCTTGACTTGCGTTTACTTCTAATGAACCTGATGGAGCTACTTTTACATTTTCATAAGTTCCACCACCTGCTGAAGATTCACCAGATAGAACAGATTTAACTAATGTCGCAGATCTATCTCCGTAAATGGTATCTCCAACTCTGATAATACCAGGAAGAACATTATTGCCGTGTAAGATTGTTTGTAATCTGAAATGAGTTTGAGCGACTCCGCCGTTTGTATAAACTACTCTAAAGTATCTTGCGTGTACAGGAAATTGAAATTCTCTTGCAGTTGAATCTACAGAATTATTGTATGTATAATTATGTGTCTCGTCCCAGTTTGTGTTATCTGTTGAAAATTGGAACTGCATTCCATTTGCTGCTGAATCTTGATCTGTCTTTAACAGTACTGTTATAGAAGTATAAGTTAAAACATCTGTTCCTGTACCTGTGAATGTAGCACCTGCACCTAATGTTGAAGTAGTAGAATTATTTGAGTCAATCGCATTAGCTACTCCTCCTGCTCCGCTTAATACGTCTACTTGTAAATGACCATCTGCGTCTGTTTTAATTGCTTGATTAGAAGTTCCGTCATTTCCAAAAACTTGAACAGAATCATCAGCTTCATTTAAATCAACTTCTACATTGATACCACCAATAACATTTACATCAAGACCAGTATCTGCACCAACGGTTGTGTTTGTAATTGTTGCTAAAGAATCTGTGTTGGTTTCTATATCTGTTACTTTTGCTGCTATAGTTGTTGTATCTGTATCGATTGAACTTAAAGTGGATTCTGTAGCTGCTCCACTTGGTAATGCTGAACTTAATACATCTATCTGTAAGTTACCGCTTGCATCTGTTGCTATCTTTTGATTTGATGCTCCGTCAAAACCATAAACTAATACGCTGTCATCAGCTGCGTCTAGATCTACTTCAACGTTTATACCGCTAATAACATTTACGTCAAGTCCTGTGTCAGCACCTACTGTTGTGCTAGTAACACCTGCTAATGAGTCAGTGTTTGTTTCAATGTCTGTTAATTTTGTTAACGCAGAACTAAGTGTTGTTTCGGTAGCAGCTCCTGTTGGTAAAGATATTGTACCACCGATATTATTTAGGTTTAATTCACCTGAAGAATTTGAAGATAAGAATCTAAGATTGCTACCATCTGTAGCCATCATTATATTACCATATTGAGTAGCTATTGCTGTTCCGTCTTGATATTGATTTGAAGAACCTCCGCCCCCACCACCAGAAATAGTACTTCCGTCAGGGTTTACAACTACGATTCCAATTTGTCCACCAACGTCTGTAGACTCTTTGAACTTGTTATATTCTCTGTCTCCGTACTGATTGCTAATAGCCATGACTAATAATGTATAATCTAAGTTGTTAGAAGTTTATAAGTATTATTAAAAAAAGAAGGAAGGGGTCTAAGCCCCTACCTTATTTAGATGTAAAGTTTTGAGATTGCTTCGCCTCTCAAGTATCGAGCTGCGATTCTCATGGTAGCTACCATATTATGTGTATCTCTCATGAAGTCATCAAATCTTTCCATTGTAACTGGTCTCTTTTCTGCGATTGCGAATGCGTGGTTTCTGTCAATTACAAATGCATCAGTTGCGTTTGTTAAATTTCTTGAAACGATTACGTTCATACCGAAGATGTTACCAATTAATCGAATGTTTGCAATATCACCTGAAGTGATACTCAAGTTAGCTGTGTTTAAACTAGCTAAGTTTCTGATGTCAGAAGCTACAGTTGTACCTACAACTAAATCAGTTGGAGTGTAACCATCTGCTTCTAATAATGCCATACTAGTTGTGATTTCAGCTAATGTCATTGAAGTTGTATATTGGTTGTCGTGACCTGCAGCAGTTGAACCTGCTTCTAAGGTTGCTACAACTAATTGATCTTCTTTGTCAGCTAATGCATAACCAGCGGTTTGTGCATTTTTTTCCATAACTGAGAACATTGAATCTTCAACCATTTCTCTAGTAATACCGATTGCAACACCGTATTTTGCTGGAGTAATAGTTATTTGACTGTATGTTTCTTGTCCGTATGGTAATTCAGCACCTTCTGCTACATTGTGAACAGACATTGAGTCTGGATCTTGTAGTGACACTTTTACTGCTGGACCTGGGATTTCTCCTGGACCGATTAATAAAGCTGCCAATGGTCTGAATACCAATTGTTTTCGAACTGCTTCTTGAAGAGTTCTATACACCATAGTAGGAGCTAAAACATTAGAACCTGTAGATGTACTACCTGTGGATAAAATTCCACTTTCCTTAATATAATTATTCATTTTCTTTTACGCTCCTATAGATTTAATTTCACTAACACGTACTTAGCTGCTGCTGATGCACCTGTTAATGCTTTTCCTAGTACGTCTGTATATGCTGCTGAATCTTCTACTTTTTGTGCTGTAGTTAATGAACCAACAAGTGATCCTGCTGTAACTGCTGCACCGGATTCAAATATAAAGACACCGGAAGTTGCTACGGATAATGTTTCTCCGCTTGCTGCGTCTGTAAGGGCTACTCCCACGTTTATTGCATCATCTGCGTTTGTAGATGTGCTTACCAATACTGTACTTGGAACATAACCTGCTTGGCTGATAGCTGTCATTACGTCGTCTGAAGCTGCTGATGCTACTAAGTCACCAGCACTTACAGCTCCTGAAGCTACAGCGTGGAAGGTTGTTCCAGGTAAGTTTATCATTTGTGAACTTGCCATTTTCTATCTAATTTAATTTTGCTAATGGGTGTTTTTCTTTCCAGTAGGACATATCCCATTCTTGCCAGTAATTACCTCTTTCGGAAACTAAGTCTCCTCTAGCGTATTCTGGACCTACGTTTGTATTTTCTGAAACTACAGATTTTCTGGAAACTAATTCTTTAGTTACTTCAAGTAATGCTGATTTTAAATCATTCATTTCTTTGTTAACTGCTGAGAATTTTTCTTCCAATTCTTCTGAGTTGTCTTCAACTTCTTCTTCAGCTTCTGCTTCAGCTTCAGGTTCTTCTTCAAGAACTTCTTCTTCTGATTCTTTAGCTAAAAGAAGAGCTAATTTTTCTTCTATTGCTTTTAATTTATTTTCCATATTATTTCGTTCCTCTACTTCGAATGCATCGAAGGCTTCCGTAACTGATTGTGAGAATGTTGCTCCTTTAACACCTGGTACTGCTACCAAGGATAATTCTAAGAACTCAATCCCTTTAGCTACGAATTTAGTAACTTCATCTTCTACTACTTTTTGTAGTTCCTTTAATTTGGAACCTACAGAAACATTTTTGATTAAACCATTTTTGATTTTCTCTTTCATGCTATCGTCCATAACTTCTGCTTTGAACTTCAATTGCTTTCCGTCCATGTAAGCTTCAGTTACTTTCCCTACAATCCCATCAACTGTGTTGTTGTGATCTTTCAGGAGAGGTGCTCCAACTAGCGTGTCTGCAGCCATTTCGAGTTCTTCTACTTTATATGTAACGTTGTTACGGGAAGTAGTTTCTTCGATTGCTACACCCTCAATCCGCATAACATCATCGAGTTTATCATCATCTTTCTGTTGTAATAGTTCGATAATAGGTACAACGAAATTTAATTTCGTATTTTCCATTCCTTTATACCTTTTACCAGCTTTCTTGAATTGTGCGGTACAAATACCAAACGCACTAGAACGTGCAGCTTTCGCTGACTTACCTTTCTTAATCTGCTGTTTAGTTACATCTGCGACACAACGGTCAAAATCGACTGGCATATAAATGTTATGATTTTTGTTATTTAAAAGTGTAATTCTTAACAGCCTGTATCTGTATCATCTCTTAGAATTTTTTTAACATCTTCAGGCACAGACATTGCTTCTACGATTGCTTCAATGTCTTTGTCTTCTTTCGGTAATCTGTTATCGTGTGGATCCATATTAGTTCCACGGAATCTATAACTTCTGTCATCAATTTGTATTTCAATATAATAACTTACTCCAGCAGGTTTACCAAATTCAAAACCAGCATACACCGGATCAGTCTTTAATAAGTGCTGGTAGATAATATCCATTATGTATTGTTTTTCTGTAGAATCCATCTTAGTAATTATACATTCTCCGTTTAGTATTTATTTTAGAATCCATTGGCTTTTGACCTAGATCTAAAGCATTTACAATGGTATAAGTTTGATTAGTATTATTTTGTAAGGTAGACCACTTGTTGTGTACCCATTGTTGTCCGTCAGTCTTTCCTTCCTCTCCTAATCCAACTGGTTGTAATCTCGCTGTATGTGTAGTCTTGAATAATACATCGGCATCGTCTCCGGCGTAGACTGGTTGATACTGGTTTCTATTGTAAGGATTTCTTACAATTTTAAACGGTACTACCATCAATGCCCTCCAACTCGCCTTCAGAATTCACATAATAGAAACCTTCTTTCAAAGGTTGCTTTCTTGGAGATACATTTGTCTTGGAATCATCTAAGCCTTTCAAGTCTTGACTTACGCCTTTTGCATCTGGTTCAGGCGGGATAAATGTTGGGTCGATACCTAAATGCTTTGCTACGTATTGTGCGTTTACAACACCTGCGGCTTTCAATCTTAATAATCTGTTGACTTTTACATCTTCATCTTCTTTGCTGAACTCACCAAATTCTAATTCAACTAATCCTGGTTGTCTTGTGATTTGGTCTATAATCTTTGTGTTAATTTGTGCGGTAAGAACTTCTTGGATTGATTTAACACGTCTATCAAAAATTGCTACTTGAACTTTAGCTGTAGCTTCGGTAATGTTTTGTCCTAAACCTAATGCTACTTCTGGCACCTGTAATCCTGCGACTACTTGTTGTTCAATGTGCTTCAAAAACTCTTCAACTCCAATCTTGGAACCAAGAGGTCGTAATACATCTGCTGATATATTATAGTTTGTTATTAAATCCATTTCTGGATTATGGTCATTCAATTGATTTTCAAAGTCGTCTATCTGTTCTATGGTTGCCGGTTCGTCACTGCTTCCGAGTTTGTAGTGAACCTGAGGTGCTGCATATCGATGAGAAATTAATTTTAAGTCTTGTTCCATTTGTAGCTTTACGCCTAGAACACCTCTAATACATTCGATCGCAGATGTGCCTACAGCCGAGTCATCAACCACATTCATGTAAAAATGAGCAATCTCATTAGGAGCAAAATCAATTGACGCTGACACTGATACGTTTTGTTTGTAACCTACAACCTCTCCTGTTCCGTCCTTCGACAAGACTACTTCCATAGTTTTTGGGTGTAACATTTTTACGTCTACGATTTGATCACCCACACGGACTAATTCAACGAATGAATTTCCGTATACTAATAATTGTTTTGCGATTTGATGTGATAAAAGATGAAAATTAACTGAATCTAAAAACTCAGATACTTTTTTGATTTCTCTGGGGTCGTCACTAATAAGTTCGTATCCCACACCAACTGTAAGGTCACTTGTATAATTAATTGCTGCCTGGACCAGTGGAACTTCCTTATATATTCTTTCGTAAGTAGCGTAGTTTTTGGTAAGCTCATAGTTTTGTCCGTAGCTGCTGAAGAAACCTCTTACTGCGGATACTTTGCCTTTACCGGCTTCTTGTACAAAAAGGTTCTTAAATCGTTCAGCGATTGATGCCATTGAATATGAATATATATTACTAAAACCTTTTCATTATTAAATCTTTTTAACCGGACGTGCAAAAAAGCTACTAAATGCTCCTCTTTTGAGATTATACGCCGCTAATGCTAACGAATCTACATAGTCGTCATGCATTCCAGAAGGTGCGTGTAGTAACATCTTACCAGTCGGTGAGGTTTCCTGTGTAAATGATATTAGTTGTGCTTTTAATTTTTCTACGTGTGGCAACTCAATACTTCCTGTCTCCATCATCAATCTTAGGTTTGAAAATAAATCTACTTTGCTTCCGACTGTGAAATTGAATCCTTGTATTCTAAGTCCCATAGCTTTCAGCTGATCAATCTGTGCTAGACCACTACCGGTATCTGCTAGACACTTTCTGATTCTGAATCTTTCTGCGTACGTCATGACATGACCTATGACTTGGTCATACGACATCTGACGATACTCTTTGATAAGTACAACTTGATGTGGACCGGTTTTACTTTTCTTAATTATAGTTACTACGGTTGACGAGTTCTGTTTACCCCAGTCAACTCCCATATAATATTCACCTTGTACTTCTCCGTACTCTGCTTGTTGAAAGTCTCGCATACTACGTCTGACTAGATCTGTACTGAAGAACAATACACCGTCATCTACAAACTCTGCTAAATATTCTACAGCGAATCTTGTTGGACCCATAGCAATTCGTTGTGCTTCTAAATCTTGTGGGTCAACGCCCGGTGCTAATGGCTTACCATCTTTCCACGCAGGGAAGTGGAACACTTCTCCTCTGTCATCTTCTTGCGACCATCTCAAATACATCTCGTAAAAAAATCCAGACTTACCATATGGTGTTGATGTTAATACGATACGACCATTCGTTCTAATAATCATCGGCATGATAACTTCGTAGAATAATTCGTCTGACGGAAGATGTGCGGCTTCGTCAATGAATACAATGTCGGCAGTATAACCTCTGATAGTTGATTCACTCGGTGGTAGTGACACAATCATACTTCCATTGTTCAAATGTATTTCTGTTCGACTAGCTCTCACGATTGACTTTGTCAGTATCGGATTATTCTCAATGTCTTGTCTTACTTTGTGTAGTAGCAATCCTGCCTGTCTCTGCGAAGCGGAGACGAACAAAATTTTTGCCTTAGGTTTAGTGTATGCAAACCAGATAGAATACTTTACAATCATCTCTGACTTTCCTACCTGACGTCCAGCATTGATTAATACAAATCTTTTATTTGAGTCAAAAAATTTTTCCTGATACCAAGTTGGTTCAAACATCTCTCCCGGTTTCAAAGGGTTGGTTAAAAATTTTCTACAAAAAATTCCAGGGTTAGTTAAAGCTTCTTGTAGATTTGCTTTTACGTCCTTAGGCAGTTGACTCAACTTGTTCTTCGTCGTCGGTTGAAATGACACGTTTCTTTTTAGCCCTCCTCTTCTTAGGTGTGTCTACCTCGTGTTGAGATAAACCTGCAAAGAGTTCTGTGATACTTCCCATCTCATCTACAGTTGTAACTTTACGAACTAATCTTTGCTGTCGTGATAAACCAAGCTCTCGCCCAATTGATAAATATGAATCATTAAATTGTTTTATGATTGACGCCAACTTTCTAGTTTGATCTGTGTCCTGAACTTTCGCCCTCATGTATCTACGTGTTCTCATGAAGTGACTAACCATAAGCCATAAGTCCATCAAGTCTTTCTGTGTGTCAATCTCAAACTCAGTTTTAATATTTTCAAAAAGTTGCTCTGCAACCGCCGCTTCTTCTGCACTCAACGAATCTCTGAATAGTCCGTTGTTAATATCTGCTATCTTAGTTTGTGCGTGTTCGTCTGCGATCAAAAATTCTTTAAGTAGTAGAGCACGTCGTCTGGTTTCTTCGTTATCAGGTAACGCAGCTAACTTCTTTGCAAGTTCTTCATAGTCCATATAATTCTTTCTTTAACAGAATTATCCGACCTTGTACTCTGTTACAATGTGTCATAAGAGCCTTGCCTTCGCTAGGATCTTCGCACTCTTGAAGTGACTGCCAACCAAGCTGCCACTCCTGTTCAAGTGCTTCGATTTCGTTTTTTATACGTTCCTCGTTCTCAGCTTTATCAAGCTGTTTCTTCAGTAGAGCTTCCTGCTCCTTCGTCAGTTTCATCTGGTAATGTTACTCCTGCTGCTTCAATTTTTTCTCGTAAGCTTTCTAATCTTTCGATTTCTTTTTCAGCGTTTGAGATGTTAGTTCGCATTCCTTCAATTTGTTTATGAATAGATGCGATTCCCGTTGTAATGCCCCTAAGTTGTCCTTGGGCTTCTTCTAATGTCATGGTGTCAACTTTGTTTGTAGTGAATACTACATTGTCACCTTGCATTTCACAGTTCATATCGGTATTCGATTCCATATATAAAAAAGGGAACTCTTATATATAAGCATTACCATTTTTTATAAAGGAAGGGCAAACTTGTTTCCACACGTTTTGCGTTTCATCACTCAACCCTCCGAGTACTTCGACTTTTGTCCTTCCTTCCATTTGATCATGACAAGAAGCAAAGGATACGTTTTCAAAAAGTGTACACGTTGCAATTGGAACTTTCGTGCAGCGAGTAAGACAACAAATTTTTGTAGACTTTGTTCTGGCTCCGGTATGGGTAATCACAAGAAGACACCTATGCGTAAGTCTAAGAAGATGAAAGACTTTCTAAAGAAAGTTCAAGAAGTGAGAGATGCCGAGGTACTATAGCGTATGCAAGTTGTGCGGTTTATACTGGCTTACCTCATCTAAGCAAAATATTTGTAGCCCATGTTATTCTGAACTAAAAGGTAGAATGTATTGATCATAATTTTTTCCTAAATGTAATTCTGTCTTTTGCCATATGGCGTCGCTCGGAATTAGATACTGCGTTCCATCTTCTGTTAAAATAAATAAGTAATCTTTTGTCGTCGGGTCATACGGCAACCTTCTTGATGAGTTATGTTGTTTGATAGTTACGATGTACGACGAATTTTTTC